GATCGACCGCTTGCACAAGAGCGCATTGCTCAAGTGGGACCACATAATTGAAAGGCTACAGAAATGATCTACATCTTAATCCTGATAACGCATGGCACTCATGCGACGAACAGCACAGGCTACGAGTTCTACAGCCTTGAAAACTGCCAGAAGGCTGTGGCTGCGGCTGAAGAACTAAGTGGCTGGGGCCACGGAGTTCACGGGATATGTGTGCAGAAATGAGCAAAAAATACATGGGTCAGATCATGGCCGAATGCGACTGCCAACACATGGAAGAATGTGAAGCCGCAGGGAGATGTATTGCGGAAGAAATCAAAAAGACAATGGAGGATTTCGACAATTTCATGCGGCTGGGCGAAAGAGAGCGGTGGTTTATTCTTTGGGAAAAAGCGGGGATGCCGACATGATTGTCACAGCAGCGGCGGCCACCTGCTTGGCCATGAACGTTTACTTTGAGGGGCGCGGCGAAAGCTATGACGGCCAGCTTTTGATCGCCGAGGTCACGATGGAGCGCGTGTACGAGGCGGGGTTTCCCGACACCGTCTGCGAGGTTGTCTGGGACAAGGGCGCGTTTAGCTGGACCCATGATGGCAAGAGCGACCGCCCCAAGGATACTGAGGCTTGGCTGCAAGCCCAGATCGTCGCAAACACCGTGCTGCTCTGGGGGTGCCAACTGTGCAGCGGCGCGACCTATTACCACAACCGTGATGTCTACCCCTACTGGGCCGACGACATGGAAATGGTGGGGATGTACGGCAACCACATTTTTTACCGCGAAAAGGGGTGTGATGAATGACTACTGAGAACGAAATCATCGTAGAAAAAGTGGTAGAGCATGAGGATGGCGGCGCTACTTACACTTTTGAGATGAACCACAAGTCAACACAGGCCATGGCCCAATATGGGCTGGAGCTTGTTTTGATCTGTGCGGCGTATGGCGTAAACATGAACGATGCTTTTGAGTGTATCCGTAATATTGGGGGGGGGATCAAAAATGAATGACCTGATTAAAGGCAGAGTTTGGCCTTGGGAAAAAGCTGATCTGATCGCACGGCTGCTTGCCGAAGAGACAGACCTGACCGACTGTGCCGCCGACCGCATCGAACGGACGGAAGAGCGCAACAAGGAACTCACCCTGCAACTGCTTGCTACCAGCGGACAGGCCGCAGATGCGTTGGACAAACTCGCCAAGGCGGTGCTGGCGCTGCGGTATATTTCCACAGAAGTGTCTATCCCCGTCAAAACCAAGAAGCACGGTGGTATCAAATTCAAGTGGATGTATTTTTCATGGCGGGAAGTCGCAGTTAAGAGGATCGACATTGCCCGCGCCGCGCTGGCTGAACTGGAGGTCAAAGAATGAGTGAGGACGAAAAACGCTTAGAAAAACTGCAAAATCTAAAATGGTCAGACCGCTTGAAGAGCGTTGGCGATTTTCTGGTCCTTCGGTTCAAGAAGCGAGTCGCTGCATACAGGTCCATCGTTAAGCCTTTGGAGTGGGAGACCGATGACGGCATAGGATTCATGGCAAAAAATCCATGGTGTTGGTGTTCTGTTATTGGCGACTGTCGCGGAGCAATAGCATTCCATTGTGGTGTTGTTCTTGGCAAATATAGCACTGTGGATGAAGCAAAGGCGGCGCTAGAAATTGTGTGGGTAGACCAAATCCTTACAGCTATTGATGAAAGGAAAATACATGACCTGCCCACCCTGTAGCCACGACTGCAACCAAGGGCGCGACTGCCCAATGAGGAAAAGAAAAATGCTTCTTGCCATCGCCGCCATCGTCATCTTGGCCTATGCGGCGTTCTTCGTCATTGTCATAACGGCCATAGCAAGCCTGCCACCCGACATGACGGGGCTGGCGGTGCCACTGGGGATCATGGCGGCCATCGTGGTGCTGCTGGGGGTCTACCAGCTATGCGGGTGACCATCAGGGGCGTGACCTATGGGACGGTGCGCGAAGCGGCTAAGGCACATGGCGTCAGCGAAGGCTACGTTTACCAAGCTCTTAGCGAAGGGCGGCAAGACAGTATCGGGATCGGGATGGGGAACTGGCGAAAACCCCATCACAGGGCTTTCGATGGGAACAAGATCGTTCTGCATGGCGTCGAGTTTGCCAGCCTAAAGGCGGCGTCCTTGGCGCTGGGGTTCAACGAGCATTACATCAGGGGGGCGCTGCGGCGGCCCAGCAAGAAAAGCGAGACACGGATCAGGGAGGCTGTGGCGATCTATGAACGCAAGACAGAAGGATGAGCAGTTGCTGGATATCTTGGCACTGCGCCAAACCAAGCCACCATCCTATGTGGCGCGAAAGTTTGGGCTGACGGGGGAATATGTGGTCAAGGCTTGCCGTGCCATTCGTGACGCTGATGTCATGTACAGCGACAAAAAAGAAATGACAAAAATTATGTTGCACTACCGAAAACCATGATATAATAATAGTGAACGTAACCCAACCAAGGAGACTACCATGAACGCTTCTGACATCCTGCGCGAGATCACCCGCTTGGAAAAGCTGTTGTCCAACAAGGGCTTCACCGCCCCCAAGATCGAAATCTCGGTCGGCTTTTCCACCCGCGAACTGACCTCCAACATCGCCTACAAGGCTGGCGGTTCTTCCGAATACAAGTTCATCCACGTCGAGGCCCTTGACGGCTTTGAGAGCGTGATCCAAGACACCGAGGATTACATCAACGGCCTGAAGTCTGTGGCGGAAATCCAGCGCGATGCGTTCGTTGCATCGGTGGGCCGCCTGATCGACCAAGGCCGTGAGATCGGCGTGGAGGTGGAATTACTGAACCCGCTGACCACCATGATGGACAAGCTGTCGTCCAACATCCTTGAAAAGGCGGCGTAACACCGCACCACGCATACGGAAGAGAAGGGGGCCATTTTGGCCCCCTTTTGCTTTTACAGCGGCGCGGCACTTAGCTGCGAGAACGGAAAGAAATAGACGCGGTTGCCCATTTCCTGCGGCACCATTTCAGCAGACCCCTCCAGCAGCCCCGCCAAGCGTTCGCGGATTTCCTTGGGGATTGAGGCGGTGCGGGTGTTCTTCTTACCAGTCAACAGGCGGCTGCCATCGGGCGTCAACTGGATTGCGAAGCCCTGACCAGACAGATAAAATTCAGCCTTGTCGCCCTCTTGGTACAGGCCAGACGGCAGTGCCAGCAGGCAGGTGCCTTTGTCGCCATAATTCCGCAGGGCAAACTTTGTGCGTGGCGGGCGTCCCGTTCGGGTGCCTTCCAAGACTTCTGCGCGGCTCAACTTCCTAACTAAGATCAGATCGTCCATTGGGAAAACTCCATAAGGGTTGTTAGTATAACACCACTAGTGGGTTTTTAATTCCATGTAAAGACCTGCGGGGGTAGCGTATCCTTGCTACGCTACTGGGTGGGGGGCCGGATACGCTACTTTTACACTATTAATAGTCTATTTATATATATATTATATATATATATATATATAGTAGAAGTAGTAGAGTAGAGTATATCTTGAGATTGTCTTATAGAGAGTTATTATTAAAAGTCTCTTAAGGGTGAATGATTTTGGGTAGAAGAATATATTGTATTAAGATGATACGCTACTACCTACTCTACGCTACTCAAAAGCACTGATGGAACAATGGTTTAGTAGAAACGGGTAGGGTATCCGTAACGTAGCAAAAAGGCCCCCAGAGGGAGCCTTTCGTCGTTTTTGGGTCAAACTAGGTCAGAAGTGCTGACCTTATTTCAGTCCCTTTGCTTTGATCGTGATGCGCTCGACCAAGATCGCCTTTTTGCAGGCTTCGATCTGCTCTGCCGACAGGAACGACTGGAGCAGGGTGTTATCGACGCGCTTCTGTTCGGACAGGCCGAGAACAACGTCACAGGTGACGCCGATGTGGCGCTCGATGCCGGAGGCCTTGATTTGGGCCTTGAGGGCGTCCAGAGCGGCGATGGCGTCATCGGCTGCGGCCTTGGCGGCGGCGTACTGGTCGGCGAGGGCGATGGGGGAATTGAAGGTCATGTCAGTCTCCATGTGGTTGGTTGGTTTCCGTGAGATGGTTATGGCACAGTGCAAAGTACGATGCAACAGAAAAAATGTGCTGATACCAACATTTTTTTATTGTGCCTGCCGGAGCGTTTGGTATGGTGCCAACACCAACCAAGGAGGGATGGATGACTGGTGATAATTTGTGGGTGCTGTTCGAGGCCACGGGGGAACGCTTCCCCGTGCGCTTTTATCAGACCACTGACCGATGGACGGTCGAACTGCCT